GAGTTGATAAAGTTGACGATTAAAGAGGCAAGGCTCAACGCCGGATTAACTCAACAGCGAATGAGCGAAGTTTTTGAAATTCCAAAGCGAACAATTGAAAACTGGGAAACTGGCAAGCGAACCCCCCCTGCGTATGTCGAAAAACTTGTAATCCGTGAACTTGAAAGGATTGCAGAAGAAAATAACAGTAAATAACAAATTCCCCTCACCTATCTTTAGTGACAGTGTGAGGGGAATATTTTTGCAATTATGTGTGTTTGAATTTTAAATCAGCCGAGTGCCTTTTTAGCGTTGGCAATTTTTTTATCTTTAGCCCAATTGCAATCATTGATAAGATGATAGATAACATTGACTGTTTTTTCATCAACGATACCATTAGCTGTGATATTACCTGCCCTCTGTGCCTCTTTAACAGCCTTTAAAGTGCCGTCACCAAAACCATTCGAGTTATCGACTTTTGTTTTGATGATTTTCATGTTGTACAAAGTAATTAACTGTTTCTTAAATGCAAGAGTCGCTGTATTGTGTGAGCCGTACTTAATCATTTCTTCCTTCACCTCTGACTTTGATTTGATAATGTTTTTATTAATGATGACATCCGTGTCAACATTACCGCTGATACCGCTGATTCTGCCGTTATCGGCATTCTGCCATATATCGCAAGACTTGGATGGGTTGGATGACCACTGTGCAAGCCAAATACTGTACTTACTTCTGAGCTTTTCATAATCAAGGTGATTGTTGAGCCAGTTAAGATTACTGTACACTCCTGCACGGTAACCGCCCGATTTGATAGCATCACAAAAAGCAATTGCAATGTTTGTCAGAGCAGACATACCGAGCCTTGTCTGACCGCTCTCCTCGAGGTCGTAATATACAGGTAATTCAAGCGTTTTACTTTTAATGCACGCAAGGCATACCTTAGCCTCCTGCTTTGCCTCTGCGACAGAGTAAGCGTAAGAGTACCAATATACTCCGACCGCAAGACCTGCCTTCTTAGCGTTCCTGTAATGCGTTTCAAATTCAGAGTCTTTCTGATAGGTTTCCTTGCCGAATCCTGCACGGATAATCACAGCGTCAATACCGCTGTTCTTGACTTTGTTGTAGTCAACTCCTGTTTGACAATAACTGACATCAATAGCAGTAACTTTCATTGTTATTCCCCTCTTTCGTAAAGCTGTTTTGCAAGGACATATCCTTCGAGCTCCCACAATTTGTTTTCGATTCTTGCCATACAGATTTCTGTACCGATTTTTTCATCATAGTTTGCAGGGGAAACTGCTCCGCTTGATTCAGTTAAGACAAATCCGTTTGGCAGTTTGCAACTTACAACGGTTACCTTGTCGTAAACTGTTTCGACCTTAATTTCTGATTTTTCGAGTAATTCGTCAATCTGTCGCTTTGTAACTGTATTTTTCATAATTATTCCTCCACTTTCTCGTAAGTTTTTTTGAAAATATCGGGTTTACACGGGTACTTCTCACCGTTTACACCTGTGATAATGTAATCACCGATACTTGCCTTCATATCGCCTTCAAAGGTATGAATAATCAGTTCTTTGTCAGTCTGATATGCCTCAATAATAACAGGTTTTTTACGATATTTTGCCATTGTTACTCCTCACTTTCTGATACTTCGGGCAAGCCTGCAATGCTTGTCAAGACAGACAACACACCTGCAAGCAGAGATGCCGAGCCTACCGCAATCCAGTTTACATCTGTCATCACGGCAGACACACCGATTGTTGCAACAGCAGTCTGTGCAACAGTCTTAATCGCTCTGACCGCCGTAGCTTTCGCCCAATTTTTGGTGAAAATTTTTTTCATTTTTAATCTTTCCTTTCGCTGATTTTTTCGAGGTCATCAATTCTGTGATTTGCGACCTTAATTTCTTCGTCCACAACCGCGTTGTGCTGTTCAATCGCATATGTACGCTCGATGAGGCTGTTATGCTTGTCAACCTTTTTTTCGAGCTGTTCAATGCGATAGTTCGACATTTGACTGTTAATCACAATACCGCCAAGAGTACCCACCGCAGAACCTGCAAGCGTGATTAAAGCGATAATAATTTCAGTTGTCACTTATTCGACCTCACTTTCGACAGGCTCGTCAACGGTTGGATTGTCGCCCCAAACTGCCATGACAGCGTTATAGTATTCATCAGACAGCACCGTTTTGAGCTGTTCTCTGCCCGATTTGCTGTTCATGTATGCGTTGCGGATGTTTCCGCCAACCTGCATTTCTTCACCGTTAAAGGTCAAAAACTGCTGTCTGAGTACCGAAACGCTGTCCTTTGTGAGCATATCGAGTGTGATTTTTTCTTTAAGTTCCATTATTTTTACCTCCGTTATTTAATTTTGTACAAGCAAATCACATTAATTTGCTCGCCGTCTGCAAATGTGTAAGCCGTCTTATCCTGAGTCGAAAACTGTAGCCAAGTGTTATTTTTCGGAATGGCAAATTTAAAGAGCTTGCCAAGGTTTGAAATACCGACACAAAAAACATTGTCCTCGGAAATACATTTGTACGGCAAATCAATCAGCGGACACATGCTATTGCCGCCAAGAGATACTGCGTTCATTTTGACCGTTGCACTGACGATTACGATGTCACCAATCGTCTTATATGTACAGCTTGCACTTTTGATTTTATCGGTGACGGTTGAATACGGTGTGAGTGTTGATGTACCACTTTCAATATTTGACGAATCGTATTTAGTCGCCAAGGCGGTTTTATCTGCTTTCACAAGCAGAGCGTTGTAAACTGCTCCACTTGTGAGATAGCACGGGCTATTATTTTTGGGTTCACTGTCAAACGGCATTGAATTGAGCTTTCGGGCAATACTCTTGTCTGTTTTATCAAGCCTTGCTCCGAGTGAATTCTGACCGCCTCTTGCCGTAGCAACCTCTCGGCTGATTTCAACAAAACTGCCAGCACTTTCGTTGCTTATCTTGCTGTTTTCGGCAAGGCTCGGGG